CACCATTTACGCAGCAAATTATTCCCGACCCCTATCAGTTCTCTGATTGGCGTGAGTGGGGAATGCGTGTATATCCAATGCTCGAAGGTAAAAGCTCATGAACTACATCCCCGGCTTCAGCAACCATTTGCAGCAGTTTGCCAAAGGTGGCCCTGCGCGCTTCGTCGAGGATAGTTACGACGGTGGGTATGACGCTGTGCCGGTCATGGACACGTACCAACCAGCGGCGGTTGCGCCAGCGGCTGCTATGCCTGCTGCCACTACGCCTGCTGCCACTACGCCTGCTGCCACTACACCTGCCGGGGCTGTAGCGCCATACGACCTCAGTGCTTTGGCTGGCTTGGATTTGAGCGGCCTGTACGGAATGAACTTCGGCACAGACTTTGGCGGCGGCGCTATGGGTGGAATATACCCAGACGATCCGAATACCGAATACATTGCTGCTCCGCTATCTAATAAAGGCAACTTCACTGCGCAATCGGGCAATGCGTTCGTCATGGGAGCTGACCAGCCGGTGCGCCTCGTTGACCTCCGCACCAATCAGGTTGTGTTCGAGGGCACAGGCTATGACGCCGCACGGCAAGCCGTTGCCACAGGACAAAACTTGTCAGACACCCTTGGCCGTAAGGCCCAGTACGTCATCCAGACGGCGGACCCCTCGGGCGCGTATACGACCGTTGCCAACGAGAAGGCGAACAAGAGCACGCTGGGCGAGATTGCTAACGTGGCAGGCACCGTGCTGCCGCTGGCGATGATGGCTATACCGGGCGTCAACGCAGCTTTGCTTGGCACTAAACTTGCCGCAACTACTGCGGGTCAGATTGCTTTAGGGGCGCTCACAGGCGCGGCAAGCTCTGGCCTCAAGGGCCAGAATGTCCTTAAAGGTGCGGCGTTGGGCGGCCTCACTGCCGCCGGAGGCGCGCTAATACCCAAGATACCGGCAATCGGCGATTTAGGCAATTTGGCTAGACCGATTGGTACTGGCATCGGATCAACCGTGGGCAACTTGGCCACAGGCCAAAACCTGCAAAACTCGTTGCTCAGTGGCGCTGCCTCTGGCGCTCTTGCGTACGCAACGCCAAGTATACAAGACGCTATTAAGGGCATAGGCCAAGGGCCTAGTGTTAGCGCTGGAGGCGGTGATACGAGTGTCAGCTATGGCGGCCCGAATGCGGACATCATAGTCAACGCGCCTGCCTTCTCAACGCCAACCATAAAGCTCGGTGGGTTCAAAACGCCCGCGCAAAAGGCTGTAGACGAGCTTGCGAAGACGACAGACCCCACAGCAGCGACGCAGTATGCTGACGATCTCATCAACGTCACTGGACAAGTTCCCGGCGCGTCCACACCAAGCATAAATTTCTCCGGTGACACAACCGGTCTGCCTCCTGTGCGCGCAAGCGGTTTGGACGCTGTAGCAGAGCCAACGCCTGAAGAGATATTAGTTAACGCTCGTGAGACGCTTATCCCTTCGTTAAACGTCGATCTTTCGGCAATACCCACAGGTGGTTTGAGCACCGTAACAGAGCCAACGCTAACGCCTGAAGAGATATTAGTTAACGCTCGTGAGACGTTCACCCCTCCGGTAAACGTCGATCTGCCGACAATACCCACAGGTGGCTTAGATACTGTAACAGAGCCAGAGCTAAAAGAGATATTAGTTAACGCTCGTGAGACGCTTACCCCTTCGCTAAACGTCGATCTTTCGACCGTGCCTACTGGCGCTCTTTCGACAGTAGCAGAGCCGACGCTAACGCCTGAAGAGATATTGGTCAAAGCCCGCGAGACGTTCACCCCTCCCGTAAACGTCGATCTTTCGACAATACCCACAGGTGGTTTGAGCACCGTAACAGAGCCAACGCTAACGCCGGAAGAGATATTAGTTAACGCTCGTGAGACGTTCACCCCTCCGGTAAACGTCGATCTTTCGACAATACCCACAGGTGGTTTGAACACTGTCGTAGCCGACGATACTATTAAGGTTACTGGCCGTAGAACCGAACCCGGCCCTTCCGTAACTGTTGATACCACATCGACTACGCCTCCGGGGGGCGCTGTCGTAGCCGATGATACTATTAAGGTTACTGGCCGCAGAACCGAACCCGGCCCTTCCGTAACTGTTGATACCACACCGGCAGGCGATGACACCAAAAAAGTCGACCCCAAAGAGGAAGAAGAGAAAAAGAAGAAGCTCGGCGTTGAAGAGTATCTGCGCCTCGCAGCTCTTGCCGCTGGCTTAATCGGCGGCGGTGGCGGCAAAGGTCAGACAGGCTATTACGGCGGCGGCGGCTCAGGTCGCCTGAACCCTATATTCTCGGCCAAGCTGCCCGCAGCGGGCGGCCTCGGCTCTATCGGCGCGGCCCGCACAGCGCGCAATATGGGCGACGTAGACTGGCTGACTTACGGCACACGGCCTGAGCTTAGTTTCTTCGACTACGCGCAGCCAGCCAACCCCGCGCCTGTCACAACACCCGTGCCCGGCAACCCCGCTGGCCCAATCATGACAACACCAGCCGCCGGTATGATACCCGGACCTGAGCAAATCCTAACACCTGCGCAACTGGCAGCTCTGGAGAAACAGCGTCTTGACCAATACGCGTACCTAAGCCAATTCACCCCCACAGCAGAAGAACTGGCGCGGAATACTGCACTTTACGGTAACAACGAAGCCGCTGACCCAATCACGACCGCCGACGAACCTCGGCCCATGATGGCCAAGGGTGGCGCATTCGCCGCAAAGCGCGGGGGCCGGTCGCAGCGCACTGAATTTGCAGTCAACGGCCCCGGCACTGGACGCAGCGATGACATCCCTGCGGTGCTGTCCGACGGTGAGTATGTCATCGACGCCGAGACTGTCGCCCTACTGGGCGACGGATCGAGTAAGGCTGGCGCAAAGAAGCTGGACGAACTTCGCGTAAAAATTCGTAAACACAAGGGTCAGAAGTTGGCAAAGGGCCGTTTTAGTGCTAATGCCAAGCGCCCCGAAGCATATCTGTCTGGAGGACGTATTTAATGGCTGATGTTAGCACATTCATGAATGAGGGGACCGCAGCCGCAATCCCACAAGGCTCAGCCCTCACGGACATAACCAAACAGACGGTGATGCCTGATTGGTACACCAACTACGCGATGGACGTTCTGTCGGGGCAGCAGGCTATAGCCAAACGTGACTACGTAAAAGCTCCTATGCCGCGCGTTGCGGACTTCACGGAAGCGCAGAAAAAATCATTCGGTCTAACAGAGACTGCGGCTGGCGCGTACCAGCCGATGCTCAATGCGGCTACCACAGCCACGCAGGGCGCTATGGCAGCGCCGGGAAGCCTCGCCACCTCGCAGCCGTACTTCAATCAGGCCATAAACATGAACGGCGTAACCGCCGCCACACCGGGCCTACAGCAGGGCGCGCAGTATACGGCGCAGAGCACCAACGCTCTCGGTGTGAACATGGCGCAGCCATATCTGCAACAGGCAGGCCAGTCGAGTGTCGCCAACATCGGCCAGTACATGAACCCGTACAATGAGGCCGTCACCAACCGCATCGGCGAGCTGGGCGCACGTAATCTTACGGAGAACCTTCTCCCCGCTATTGAAGGCCGCTACATTCAAGCCGGACAGCTTGGCTACGGCGGACGCGGCGGCTTGGGCGGCACGCCGTCGGGGATGATGACCGAGACGGCGCGAACCCTCCGCGACGTCAACGCCGACATCCTTGCGCAGCAAACCGCAGCGCTCCAATCGGGTTATACACAAGCCGCAGGGCTTGCGGGCACCGATCTTGGTAGGCAAGGACAACTTGCGCAGACGGCGGGCAGCCTCGGCACGCAGCAGCAAGGCGCTTTGGCGCAGGCCGGTCAGCAGATGGCCAACATCGGTCAGACGTACGGCACACTGACAGGCGCGCAACAACGCGCTCTCACAGACATCGGCACGAACGTAGGCACGTTCGCTGGCCAAGACATCTCACGCACGCTTCAGGGCGCGCAGCAGCTTGCTGGCTTGGGCGAGGACGCACAGCGCCTCGGCCTCACTGGCGCGGGCGCGCTGCAACAGGTTGGCGCGCTGCAACAGCAGCAGGGTCAGAAGAACCTCGACGTGGCGTACGCCGACTTCTTGCGTCAGCAGGGCTACGATCAGGATAAGCTCGACCAGATGGTCAAGACGTTCCAAGGTGTCAGCGGTGGCGTTCCGCAGGCGACGACAGAGTACGGCATATCGCCGTCGGGCGTGCAGAACAAATCGACAAGTACGGCGGCGGAGATTGCCGCTGCGGCAGCCGCTGCGGCTGGCATTATTTTCGGGGACAAGAAGCCATGATTGGGGACGATGATATGGATGGAGGCGAAGACGCTGTTGGCGGCCTGTCGATGTACAGCGATCCCAATGTCCAAAAATATATGACCAAGTTTGAAGAACTTGCGAAGCAGCAAACGGACCGCTACGACGCGCTAGAAAAGGCTCTGGCGGAAAAGCGCTACGGCCCGTCGTTCAGCGAGCGTATGTTCCAGTTGTCAGCAGCACTCGCCACACCAACGGCGCAGCGCGGCATCGGCGGCGTCTTAGCTAACGTCACGCCTGTCTTGCAAGCGCAGATGCAGGCCAAACGTGCTGGCGAGATCAGCCGTCGGGAGGCGCTTGAGCAGCTCGAAAGCAACCGGCTCGCCGCGCAAATGGACCTCGCCAAACAGGGCCTATCGACGGCGACTGCTATGGCGAGGCTTGCAAAACAGGGGACTGGCACGGGTCAGACATATGATACAAATAGGGGCATCTTCGTAAACAGGAATAACCCCCGCCCGACAGAAAACACATACGATATCGGAGGCGGACGTACACTCGTACAATGGCAGGACGGCTTCTGGCGCGAGCCTTTGCCCAACGGTGGCTACAAAGTATTCGAGCGCGCAGGCGACAAGTTTAACGAAGTCGGCATTGAAGGAGCACGCTAATGGGCGAGACCATCAAAATTAACCCCAACAAGTTTGGCGGCCCCGGAGCAGGTAAGGCGACCGGTGAGGGGTTTGACCGGACGATCAAGGGCGCTGAAGCAAAAGTTGCAGACGCCCAGCGCCGTGCTGAAACAATCACAAAGCAAACCAACGCGCAGATTGCGCAGGCGACTTCTGCTGACCAGATTGCCAAAGCTCGTGCCGATGCCGAAAAAGCCCGTGTCGACCTCGAAAAAGCGCAGATTGAACTTGAGCGCCTAAAAGCCTCCGCGACCCCTTTGACACAGGATCAGGCCAGATCGGCAAACTTCTACCGCCGCACACTCTCCTCGAACATGAATTTGGACAAGCTCGGTCTTGATCCCGACAGTTTAATTGGGCGGACCAGTTACGACTACGCGCCCGGTTTAACGCAGCTCGCCTCGACCGACAAGCGCAACGCGTACCGCAGCGCCGTGGAAAACTTTATCTCAGCAACGCTACGACTGGAGAGTGGCGCGGCCATCGGAGATGCAGAATTTGAAAGGCAGTACCGTATCTTCTTCCCCCTAAGCGGAGCGGGACCGGAAGAAATCGAACAAAAGCGCAAGGCGCGCGAACTTGCCATCTCTGGTTTTAAGGCGGAAGCTGGTCCGGGCGTACGGCAGGCGGAGCTTGACCTCGCCGCGCAGGGCTATGAAATCGGGGGGTACAACACAAAGCAACAAGCCGCAACCAGCGAGGCCGCCAAAAGCGGCGTAGCCGGTGCCGGTGCCGAAACCACGACGGTTGAAGTTCCCAAGGAGCTTCAGTCGGCGGTGATGGCGTATGTTGACGCCAAGGGCAAAGACATAGATGCTCAAGAATTTAAGGACTTTTTCAACAAAACTGCGGAAAAAATTGGATACCCCAACCGGTTATCCGACGAGGAGGCCAAGCGTAACGCCGACGCCCTTCGGGAAGGCGCTCGCTACGGCGGTGTCACGCCCGGAGACCGCCCGCTGTCAGCCGTAGAGCGCGGCGTTAATGAGTTTTTGCTGTCAACCCCCGGTGCCGTGGCTACTGGGCTGACTAACGCAACCACAATGGGCATTCCAGCGATGCTCAACGAAAACATTGGGCGTTCGCTAGAAGGTGTCCGCGAAGAAAACGGACTGGCGTATGGTATAGGCGAACTCGCCGGTAACCTCCTCATGACCACTGGCGGTGGGGGCCTATTGCGGACGGCGGGTATGTCCGCGCCAAAAGCGGAAGCGTTGTCCGACCTCGGCTACAGCGCCATTACAGGTTATACCGGCGCGGAAGAAGGCGAGCGGGGTGCTGGCGCAGCCACTGATGTGCTCCTTTCCAGTTTGGGTATGGCCGTGCCGAGCGCCGTAAGGCGCACCCTTAAACCAAGCCCTGACGCGGACGTTAAAATTCTGCGTGATGCTGGCGTGCGTCTGACGCCCGCGCAGACCGTTGCCGGTCGTGTAAATCCGATAGAAGAAGCTGCCTCCCGCGCACTTATTCTCGGTGGCGATATGGCCCTCAGTTCGAGACGTCGCGCGTTTAACGACTTCAACACCGCGTACCTTAATTCGGCGGGCAAATACATCGACTTCCAGCTTCCGAACGATATGTCGCCGCACGAGCGGATGAAGGTGATTGGCGAAGCCTTCGACAATCAGTACGACGCCATTCGCGCCCAGATGTCGGTCGCCCCAGACCAAGAGCTGTTGGACGACATCGCCGATCTTCGCTCAGTCATCAATGACGGCAGCACGTTTACGCCCGAAAACGCGAAGCGCTTAGGGAAACTTCTTGACGATCAACTGGTGCGGCGCACGGCCAACCCGATTGGCGGCGACGAGTACAAAAGCCTTCAAAGCCTTTTGAAGAAACGCAAGCGTGAGTTTGCTAAAAACGGCAACCTAGAACTGGCTGACGGCGTCGAAAACATGCAAGCCATCCTCGACAATGCGGCTCGCCGACGCTCCCCTCCGGAAGCGGTTGCGGCTTTGGATAGCGCGGACCGTGGCTTCGCGCTTCTCGCTCAGGCGCAAGAAGCCGCGCGCATGGCGGGCAACAAGCCGGGCGAGTTTTCTCCCGCGCAGATACTAAGCCGTCAACGCGCCCTCGACACGCGCAATCGCTCTCGCTCCTTTGTTGAAGGGGACATGGAGGGCCAGCGCCTTGCCGAAGCTGGCCAGAACATTTTGGGCGATGTGTTGCCCAGTTCCGGTACGGTTGAGCGTCTCGCCGCTGCAAGCGCGGCAGGTGCTGCGGGGTCATTGTTGTCCCCTTGGGCGCTTTTGCCAAATGCCGTGGTTGGTGCGGCCAACGCGCCCGTCGTGCGCGACGTATTGCCCGCGATTATCGCTGGAAAACGGCCAGAGATGCTTGAGGGGCTTGGCGCCCTTATGGAAAAATACAAGGTTCCGTTGCGCTATGCTGGCGCGCAAGCCGGGCGCATGTTCAGCCCCTTCGACCAGACGCCCGAAGATTACGCCACGACGAACATCGAAGACCCGATCAAGGTTACCGCCCGGAGTGGCTACCCGTCGGGCCTCGCCGCCGCAGAGGAAACAGCAGCCGCAGAGGCAGCAGCGGCGGTGCCTATGGAAGGCCCTGTCTTGGTGGATGGCCGCCCAACGGAGGTACGCGGGGACGGACGTCGCTATTTCATAGGCACCAACGAACTTGCTGAGGCAGATACTGACCCCCTCTTGGACCGCAGTGATCCCGCACTCGGCAGGTACCGTGGTGGCCGCGTTCAGGCGTTCCGCAACGGCGGCAGGGCATCCATCGCCGATCTGGCACGACACTACGGCATGCGCCGCTAAGAGGGGTTTACGATGGCTGGTAGCGACACGTTCGAGCTTGAGGTCTATGACGACGAGTTGGGCCGGTACGTGCGCGTGCCTGATCCCTCGTCGAAGAGCCTCTCGGTGCGTAAGCAAAGCCCAAAGGCAACTCAGAAGCGTCGCTTTGAGGCGAAGCGGGCCGAGAGACGTCGTGCCAATGAAGCGGCAATGTCGAACGTAGGCGAACTCGGCAGTGGGATCGCGTCGATACCGGGCCGCGTTGTGAACTACATTAAGTCGTCAACGCCCTCAAGCGTTGGCCGTGACGTCAAGGGCATCGCTAAATCCACGATCGACGCGGCTGTGGAAAATCCAAACGCGTTTATTGAAGACGCCATCGCGTCTATACCCGCAGGTATTCGCGACTTCGGTGATGTGCGCGAGACCGCACGCAAGCTCCGTGCGCAGGGCCGCAAGGACGAGGCAGAGGCGATGGAGGCGATGGCTGGAACCGCCATTCTGTCCGCGCTGCCTATCATTGGGCGGCCCGCAGGGGTCGCCGTCCGTAATGCGATTAAGACCGCAGAGAAGACAGCTATTAAAGGCGCGACTAAAGCCGCGACAAAGGGTGCTGAAAAGAAAGTAGCGGCAACCGCTACGAAAAAGAAGGCAGCCGAACCCGCAAAAAAGAAGGCAAAACCTGTTGTTAAGGGTATCGCAAACCCCATCCACGAAGTCACACTAGAGTTCGGTTCCGATGTTGCCCGCAGGCTTGAAGGCATGATACCGTCAGACGCGCCGCTGGCGGAGTGGCGGGCGGCTGCCCAACGCCTGTCGGGATCTGATATCCCGAACGCAAGTATGGTTGCACCTAGTCCTTATTCCGTACGCCCTGCGGACGTGGCAACAGACCCCCGCATTGAAAGCCGTAAAGGCGAGCTGGGTAAGATCGCCGACCTTGAAGTAGAACTGGCTCCGCGCGTTACCGACCCCGCGCCAGAGGTTAGCATCTTCGATTACGAAGGGTACCCATACATCACGTCTATGTCCGACCTCGCGGCGGCGGGCGACGACATTACCGCGATCAACGATGTAAGGTTCCGCGTTCCGTTTAGCCGCCGTGGCGGCCAAGACTATATGTTCGACAACCCCGGCTCTGTCTGGGCGTCCGAGCGCGGTCCTGCTGAACGGCACGTAGAGCTGGCAGATCAGTTACAGCAAATGACAGGCAAAGACGTTCTGTACATGCCGTGGACGATGGGGCCAAAGGCGGTGAAGTTCTCGCACATGCCGCGCGGCATCCAATACAGCTACGCCGATGCGGCGATGGATGGCGCGGATCGCAACGCACTCGCAGCCGACATTAAAAGCATTCTACCAAACTGGCGTGGGTTTGAAGACCCCGACAGCGCCGAAATGTTCATGACTGTAACCGGAAAGGCGCGCGGCGCTTTGAATTCATTGATGGACAAATACCGTAATCGCGGCGGTCTTGGGGAAGGGGAGGCAATTTACGCCGCGACCGACCTCGACCAGATGAACACTCCGCTGACAACACTTCGTAATGTCGGTATCATCGACCCAAGGTTCGGCGCATCGCCCTCGTCCCACGCGTCCTACAACTACTCGATCCCCGGTCGCGGGGTGGGAAGACTGAAAGAAAACATCGGCGCGCTTGGGCTGTCCCCTGACGTCATGGCGGCGCTCAACTATGAGACCCCGTTTGACTTTCCTGTAGGCGTTCAGCCCGGCACGAAGTCACCTTTGCGCGCCATGCAAATGAAGCCGCAAGGCGGCGTCCTTGACTATGAGACGCTCAGGTTTCTTGAGCGTCTTCTGGAAAAAGATAAGAAGTAGAAAACGCCTCGGCTAAGTCGGGGCGGCCCCGCTCGTCCCGCAGAAACGAACGCACCTCTTCTTCTGTCGTGCGCCTGATGCGCTTAATACGGCACACGGTCTCAAACCAGAGCAGCTCGCGATACATGTCCGTGTCTGGGCAGTTTTCAGGGTCCATTAAGGTGAGCATCAACGTCCGTCTCCTTTGGCTTCGGCCAGCAACGCGGCATAGGCTATGTTATCCTCGGCGCTGTCGGCGTGGTAGTCGCTGCGCGTAAACAGGCGCACCAGTTTGACCTGCTGCATGAACATCCAACCCTCGCTCTCGGTCAGGTCGCGCCCCGTGATGGCGTTGAAGGCCGTCACGATCTTGCCCATTGAACGCTCGCCCTCTGGCTCGTCATAGGTCGTGGATCGGTCGTGCATGTGCGCCGCAGCACGGCCCAACAGTTCGGCGGCCTTTGGCTCTGGCACTTTAACCATTTCGTTAAGTTCCTCATTTATCTCTTTGATAATTTTCATTTCTTCCTCCGAGATTTCATTGCTTCCAGTAACACCTCTTGAATGCTGCGCTTGCTTGACAGGCGCTCCATGACGACCTCGTCCACGGTGTCGCGCGCCAGTATCGGATATATCAACACAGGGCGATCATGCCCCGCTTGCTTCTGCCGCATGGGGCCGATGCGCTCGATGATCTGCATGTGCTCTTCTAAGTTCCAGTTGACCCCGAAGAAGGCGAGGATGTTGCCCCCGTCCGCGAGGTTGAGGCCGTGCCCCGCCGACGCAGGGTGAGCGAATAGTATCGGCACCCGCCCGGCGTTCCAATCCCTGATCGTATCAGGGTTAGCGTCCAGCACCCTACCCTTACGGAAACGAGCCTGTAGACGTTCGAGATCGTGCTTGAAGTTATAGGCCACCAGCACGGGCGCGCCGTTAGCCTCCTCGATAATGCTTTCCAGCGCGTCCAGCTTGGCATTATGTATCTCCTCCCACTTCCCCTCGTCGCCCACGTACAGCGCGCCGTTGGCAATCTGCAACAGCTTCTGCGTCCGCACGGCGGCGTTGGCCGCCTCGACCTCGTTCTGCGCGAGTTGCGCGAACATCTCCGTCTCCATCGACACGTACAGCTTGCGCACCGACGGGATGAAGTCGGCGTAGACCGGCACCACGTTCGGCTCCTCGACGGACAGCGCACGGACAGTCAGGCAGACGTCGCGCAGCTTCTCCTCAACCTCACGCTGCGTGTGCTCGTAAGGCACGAGACTGTAGCCGTCATAGCCCTTGCGGAACCACCGCTGCTCGAAGGCGCTGAACGTGCGGCCCAGCCGCTCGCCCTTGTCCAGAAACCATATCTGCCCCCACAGGTCTTTGACCCCATTGGGCGCTGGCGTCCCTGTGAGGCCGATAAAGCGGCTCCCCTCACCGTGGACCACCTGACCCAACATTCGCGCCCTAGAGCCTCCCTGACGCAGCCTGAACGACTTCAGGCGGGTGAACTCGTCCGCGACCACAGTCTTGAACGGCCACGCGTCGCCCAACTGGTCG